TATAAGCTATGAGCCGCTCGTATACGAAAACTCCACCCATGCATGAGCGTTAAACATCCTGGCTTTAAAGCCGTAGCAGCTAGAATTGCTGCTAAAAACAACGTATCTAAAGATAGAGCAGCAAGAATTCTTGCTGCTTCTACTCGAAATGCGTCAGCAACGGCTAAAAGAAAGAACCCTAGGTTAAAGAGAGTTCCCGGTGGCAACCGCTGACGAAAACTTAATCAGTAAATGGGAAGATAAGTTTAAAGCCTGTGCCCAACAACGTGTCAACTTCGAGAAACAGTGGCACGCTAACCTTGCTTTCTATTTCGGTAGACAATGGATTCAGATTCAGAACATATCCGTCACTGGAAGCAATGTTATCGGATTTGCACTCACTGATCCCAAACCAACTGAAAGATGGCGAGTACGTCACGTTAGTAATAAGATCAAAAGGATTATCAGAACTGAAATCACCAAACTAACTAAGGAAGAGCCTCAGTTTTATACTGTACCGGCCTCTACAGAGGAGAAAGATCGTGCGGCTGCGTTGGCAGCTGATTCTATCTCTGATTATCTTCTACATTCTCGTTATTTTAATATTATTAGGGGCCAAGCAACTTTTTGGGTATCTATTTGTGGTACTGGCTACATAAAGACCTTCTATGATGAAACTAAGAAGGATACAGATGGACAAATGGGGAAGATTGTCTACGAAGCTGTCTCCCCATTCCATTTGTTTGTTCCTTGGCTCCAAATTCAGGATATCGAGGAACAGCCATACGCCATTAACGCCAAAGCTGTTGACCACGATATTGTATCTCAGTTCTACGGTAAACCATTAGAAGGCTCTAAGGACGTTTCAAAAGATATCTTAGAGAGTCGTTTCTTAACTTCACTAGGCATCAAAACCGACGACAAGAAGGATTTGAAGCAATGTTATGTCAAGGAGTGTTGGGTTAAGCCTTGTAAAGATTTTCCACAAGGTGTGATGTTCGTGTACGCAGAAAAGAAACTGCTGTATATGTATAATCCAACTCCTGCTCCACCAGAAGAAGAACAAGGAATGCCTCCTGTAGGGGGAATGCCTGCTGCCGGTGGTGGTCAAACGTATGATATGGGAAATTCTGATGCTGCTCAATTAGGAATGGGTGATCTAACTGGCTTTGATCTTTCTAAGGTTGGTTTAGAAAATCCAGCAGCCGTTGGACTTCCTTCAATGGCAGATCAAACTGCGTATCCGTATCAACACGGAGAATTTCCTTTTGCTAAGATCGACCATATTCCGGCAGGTAGATTCTATGCACAATCTACCATCGACGACTTAATGTCGATTCAAAAGGACTATAACCGAACTAGATCGGTAATGAAAGAAGCTGCAAACATTGCAGGTAAACCTCAATGGTGGATGACTAAAGGTAGCTACGATGTAGCGAAACATACTTCCGAACCAGGAATTATTTTACAAGTTAATCCTGGTATGGAAGGGCCGACGCCGCTTCAACAACCTGAACTTCCTCAACAAGTGAAAGACGAACTTGATATCGCCATTCGTGATATGGATGATATTTCCGGTCAGTTCGAAATTGCTAAAGGAAGAACCCCTCCAGGAGTTGAAGCGGCTTCGGCCATTGCCTATTTACAGGAAGAAAATGATACCATTCTCTATCACACTGTGGCTTCCATTGAGGCGGCTATCCAAAAGATTGGAATTCAGTCTTTGTCTCTCGTCCATGAATTTTGGACCGAAGATCGGGTTGTTAGAGCTACGTCTACCAATTCCTACTTTGAAGCGAGAATCTTTAAAGGCTCCGACCTTAATCCATACATGGATTTTCGAGTCGAATCAGAATCAGTTGCTCCCCGATCAAAAGCTGCGAAGCAAGCGTTTATCACAGAATTGCTCAAGACAGGAGCATTACCTATAGAAAAAGCTATGCGCTATTTGCAGATGAATGAAACTAATAAGCTCTATGAAGAACTTATGGTAGATTCTCGTCATGCTCAGCGTGAAAACTATATGATGAGTAAAGGTCAACCACTTTATAAGCCATCTACTGAAACAGATGAAATGGGTCAACCTGTTCCTAGACAAGAGATTGTTAAGGATGACCAAGGTAAAGAAATGATGCAACAGGGACAACCTGTTATGCGTCCAGTCACAGTAAATGATTTTGATAATCATCCAGTTCATGTTATGGAACATGAAAATTATATGAAGTCACAAGAATATGAATTGCTTAATCCACAGATTCAACAGATTTTCTTGGATCACTTGCAGGAACACAAGCAAGAGATTTTCCAGGAACAGATGGCGCAGCAGCAACTAGGATTAGCGCCGCAAGAAGAAGCAGGTGGTGGACAGACTCCATCATCTACACAACAAGAAAGTGCTCCTACAGGTGGATAACATTGAATTTGGTGGAGCAGAGAATGGTGACGAATCCGCTTCCACGGACAATACTGATTTAGCATCAGCTACGAGTGAACTCTATAATGGATTTTTAAACGATATTCCTGAACAGGATCGGGGTATTGTTGGTAAATATGTTAAGCAATGGGATGGCAATGTCACTAAGCAATTCCAAAAAATCCATGACAACTATCGTCCTTACAAGGATTTAGGTGATCTAGAGCGTCTTAAGATTGCCAATGAGTTCTTTAGTAGATTTGAAACCAATCCTCTTGAAGTCTACTCTATCTTCAAGCAGGGTTTGATGGAACAATTCGGAGAGGATTTCGAAAATCAAATGTCTACACAAGATGAAAATTACGAAAATGAACAAGGTGAATATGAAGAAGATGACGGTGACTACGAAGAAATTGATCTTCCAGAAGGAGTAATGGAATTCCTAGAAGGTATTGGTGCTTCTGTTCAAGATTTAGTTGATTGGAAAGAATCACAAGAAGCTCAGCGTCAAGAACAAGAAGAAAATGACCAACTTGACAGAATGCTCGATGAGATGCATAATACCCTCCTACAGGGATACAAACTCGATGAGGATGACGACGATTGGTTGCTCATCCAAATGAGTAAAGGAAAGGAACCCAAAGAAGCGGCAGACGCATGGGTTAAAAAGTTTGGCGGTCAACAGTCAGTTCCTCGTCCTGTAGCCAGAATTCTTTCTGGGCAGGGTGGAGTTCCGAATGACCAGGTTGATGCATCCAGACTCAGTTCAACAGATAGGAAAAAGACTGTTGCTGCGTTATTGGAGCAGGCAGCTAGGGAATAGGAGACTGAACTAAATGTCCGCTACCTTGTCTACCGTTAACGGTATCCTCAAGGAAATCTACGAAGGAAGCATTAATAACCAGCTTTCCGAAGAACGAGTTACGATTAAGCGTATTGAGCAAACGGCAGAAGGAACTTCAACTGATGCCGTTGGTGGTAAATACGTTGTCTTTCCTGTAAGGATTTCTCGTAACGCCGGTATTTCGTATCGAGCGGAGAATACTGCTCTCGCTCCTGCTGGTCGTCAGGGACTTGCTTCCGCACAAGAAACCCTTAAGTACGGATACGGTCGTGTTCGACTGACAGGTCAACTTATTGACCTTGCTTCATCTAAGCCACAATCATTTGCGAATGCAATGGATGTGGAAATGGATGGGCTTAAGAATGATATCGCCCGAGATGAAAACGTAATTGCTTACGGTCATCTTGATGCAGCGGTAGCTTCTGGAATTAGGGCAAAGGTTGTTTCAATCGCCGGTAACGTTGTTACTGTCGATAGTACAAACTTGCTTGAAGTTGGAATGGTCGTTGACTTTGTTGCTGCTGGAACCCCAGTTGCTAACGGTACTGCGGTTACTATTTCAGCAATTAACTCTGCTACGACTTTTACAACTGCGGGTACTGCTCCTACAACTGTTGCGGGTAACTACGTTGTCCGTACTGGTGACTGGAACAACGAACCTCACGGTCTGAATAAGATCGTTGATTCAACTGGTGCAGTTCACGGTTTGGACCCAGCAACTACTCCAGTTTGGAAAGCTACAGAAGATTCAACCACTACAACTCTTTCGGAAGTTGCAATGGTTGCTAACTGTGATGCAACTCGTCGTGCTGGTGGAACTGGCGGTCCATCAGTTATCTTCGCATCATTTGGAGTTCGTCGAGCTTATTTCACTTTGATGCAACAGCTTCGTCGTTACATTGCACCAAAGGAATGGACTGGCGGTCTTGTTGGTCTCGCTTTTAACTACGGGAAAGAGATTCCTGTTATTGAAGATCGGGACTGTCCTGATAAGCATATGTTCGGCTTGAAGGAATCTGAACTCAAGATTTGGCGAGACGAGCGTTGGCATTGGGAGAATAAGGACAACTCCATTCTTAAGTGGGTTACGGATTATGATGCCTATGAAGCTTTGATGAAGCAGTATTGGCAGCTTGGTACTCATACTCGTAATTCCCACTGGAAGATGACGAACATCACGGAGGCTTAATTCTCCCTTCCTTTAGATTTCGTGAAATCTCCGAGGAAGCGGAGAGGGAAGGGGAGTTCGCTTCGGCGGCTCCCCTTTCTTTCATATTGGAGGAAATAATGCCACTTGTTCATACTATCTCAGAATTAGAATCTATTACTCCCGGTTCGTATAAGAAGTACGGCGGAGAGCTTTATAGTAATGAGCGTATGTATGCTCAAATTAGTGGGGAGTTCACAGGACTTGTAAAGTTTGAATGTTCTATTGATGAGCAGGAATGGTTCCCTATGGGAGTTTTTCCTGTTGATGGTGGCGGTGGAGTAGGAAATCAACAAGCAGTAACGGAAACGGATGAGCCGGGTATTTACGTTGCTATCTCCTTTCCTCATTTTATTAGAGTTCTTGTTCCTAGCTCTACTGTAGGGAGTCCTGACGTTGTGATTGATATGGTTTCACATAAATGAGCTATGGTATTACCGAAGCCGCCAATCAAAACGATAACGGACTTCGTAGTCTTTTGCTTCGTAACAGTTGTAATAATAGGTCTTTTAATATCATTCATAACGATAGCAAGTATATCTATTTTTACAGATAGAGACGTATCACAAGCTTTTGCAGCTATGTCTGATATAATGACAACACTTATTGGAGCATTAGTAGGATTTATAGCCGGAAAAGGTTCTCACGAAGATCAAAGTCCTGGAAATGAGTCCTAAACGAGGATTAGCAATAGTTGGTGTTATTTTATTTTTATTAGGAGTAGGAATTTCATTTGGCTTATTGAGTGCAAGTGAAATAGCTTCCACAACTACTACGTCTACAAGTGTTAAAGTAGTTTTAATCCCAGGTCCACCAGGGCCAAAAGGAGATAAAGGTGAGCCAGGAAAAAGAGGAGTGGCCGGACTCCCAGGTATTTCAGGAGAAAGAGGACCGCAAGGAGAAAAAGGAGAACCAGGAGAATCTGGGAAAAATGGCTTGGACGGCTCCATAGGTCTACCAGGAATTAACGGAACAAATGGAATTAATGGAAATGTGGGGCCTCAAGGTAGTCCTGGACCAATTGGTCCCCAAGGAATACCTGGGATATCTGGTGAACGAGGAGAAACTGGCGCAACTGGCGAAAGAGGTCCAATTGGACAAACTGGAGAAAGAGGACCGAGAGGAATTCCTGGACCTATTGGTGAAACAGGTCCACAAGGTGAACCAGGAGAAATTGGGCCTAGTGGTCCTCAGGGAGAACAAGGTGAACAAGGAATTCCCGGTGAACCCGGACCAGCCTGTCCCGATGGATATCATATAGAAATTATTTCGGTTCATCAGAGAGAACCAATAGATCAGAATTTAGAAATAGCGGTCTGTGTGGTAGATTAAATGACTCACGTATTTGATCCAGGTAACGGTTACATTGTTATTGATGGTCAGGTTGTAGAATCTGACGCCCTACGTGTAGCTGAAGAACTTAAGAAATATGATCCTAATCTTGAAGTGATCTGTCGTGATCCAGCTTATTCCGAAGTGAATGAAGCTCCGTTCATCATTTGTGAATATGTTAACGGAGTTTTTAAGCGAATTTTTGAAGCTTGGCAGTTGGATGACAGAGTGATCGCTCGTGTTAAAATGGCCGATACACAAGCTATGGACGTTTACTCTAATCTTGTAGAAGTCAATGAAGTTAATTACCAACGTAAACAGCAGCGATTCCGTGACATTATGGAAGAAAAGAAAGATTTAGTATCTCATGTTGCTGCTATGAAGCGAAGTAAGTATTCCTTCAAAGATCAGGACACAGGAGAAAAGGTCACCCTTTTTGACGATCGGCCATCTGAACGTAAGTCATTTAATCTTTCTAGGTCTACTACCCCTGTAGGGAGAATGACTTTTTCGTATGGTTCACATCATGCGATATAATCATATTCATATAAATAATCTTTATCTAGACAATCACAAGCTTGCTCTTGTCTTTCGTGGGATAACCAAAGCCATATCATAGCTATAAAAGCTTGAACCTTCTCAAATGAAGAAATTATATAAATATAGTAAGGTTTATTTTTAGGTTGAGATTTATCCTTATAGGGACCGTATATTTTACCAAATCCAATAATCTCTATAACTTTATCAAGAGGCTCTCTATTAGTCATTTTTATCTTAAGCTGACATCTACTACTATTCTTAAGTTTCCTCTCATATCTACGAGAACCACAATTACCTTCACCCTCATATAAACCTGCTACGTATTGGAGGTCGCCTACTGATGTGAACATACTCACAGTATAGCACACCGGGGGCCTGGAGTCAATATTAGATTTGAGTAAAGAATGCAATTTGATGATCTTGAACGTAAGGTTCGACGCTTATTCGGTGATGAATTTGATATTGTAATCGAAAAACAGGATATTATTGACTGGACGAACGCGGCGCAGCACGATATCGCACGTAAGACTAATTGTCTACCTATGGATGTTATTCATCCTGCTAATACTTTTCCCGTTCTTATTGACGACTTGTATTCGATGTATCGCCTAACTTACGGTGATCCAGCTTTTCCAAAGACTTTTACAACTTTAGAACAAGTTGATAGTGATACTATTAATTTCGGTGCTATTCCTGTAGGAACTCCCAGTTCTTACTACACAAGGGGAAGAAAAATTTATCTCCATCCTACACCTGATCCAAGTGATGTTACTTCTGTAACAGTTACTTATGATAGAGCACCTATAGATTTAGTCTTAACTACAAATGAAGTCATTGATCTTCCGGCTATTTTTCATGAAGATATTGTTCGATTTGTTTTAGCTAGAGCTTATGAAAAGAATGAGAACTATGAAGCCCAGAATATGGCAGAATCCTTTTATCAAGAGAATTTAGCTCAGCGTTACTTTGAAGCTTCTCATGGGGATGAGTCCTTTCCATTTGTAAGACCTGATCCTATGGACTGGACATAGTATATGGTTGTTGCTAACGAAGATGCCTTTCCAATTGAAATTGGATTTGGGCTATATTCTTCTGAACTTCCATCAGGTATTCCTAATGGATACTGTCAAGAAGTAGTTAATACTGTCTGTTCAGGAGAATCACAAGAAAATCGACTCGGCATTACTTATCAAGCTAATGTAGATTATTATGTCGAACAACCTGTAACTCCTGAACATAATTCTTTTGTCTTTCTCTATAGTGACAATCCTAGCTATCCAGTTGTAGGTTGGCCTGACGGTAACTTTCTCTGTTTTATTCGCGGTTCTGCAAGACTTTATGCTTCATCCCCGGCTGGTGATGGCTTTATCAGAGTTAATCCTGAAAGCTCAATTATATATAGTCTAGCAAACTACGGTGCAATTACTTATTTCTCTAGTGCTGTTGGAATTCGTAAGATAACTAACTTTGATTGGGCTGCTGATACAATTACCTACACAAGCGTTACTACAAGCTTAACTGCTTTGTACGGTATGTTTACCTTTAAGGATCGAATGTGGGGCTTTAAAGGTAATACAATATATTTTACTAATCCAGCTACTACCACTACTTTACCAGAGACTTGGAGTGCTGTAACACAAGCTGTTCCAGTTGAAGGTCCAGGTGGTTCTGGTGAAATTCTTAAAGTCATTCCAATTGGATCAAGACTTATCATCTTTACATCAAATGGTCTATATGCTCTTACTGTAGCTGGTGAACCAGCATCGTGGGTTTTCAAGACACTAGACAATAAATCCCTTGGAACTCATAGACAGTGTGCATTTGAGCATAATAACCTAGTTTACTTTGTAAACTCTCTTGGTGTATTCGTTACAGATGGATATGAAATTACTAAACTTTCATCATCTATTGACGATAAATTTATGGGACCTATCACAGGATCGGTTAGATATTCTTTAAACTTCCTACAGGATGGTAT